TTTATCTTTTGCCGCTCCAGCACTATTACCTCTCATGCTATTTGCCGCTGAACTATTCGCCGCTCTATCCTGTTTATCTTTTCTTCCAGCAACTGCTTTGTTATACAAGTCAGGAGATATTTCTCTAACAACAGACTTCATTTCTTCCTTCATAGGGTATCCAACATCTTGTTTCTTATTGGACTTAACAATCTTCAAAGTTTTCTTATCTTTGATACTCATTGGTGGAAGCTCTGCGCTTGAGATAGATTGCTTGGCACCAGCCTCAGAAGATGCTTTTGCGACAACCTGATTTTTTCTTGCAGTATCAACTACTATAAAGGGTTGACGCATCTCACGCATCTCTATTTCTTCTTTCCTATAGTCAGGATGCAGATGGTGATCTTCAGGTTTAGCTTTCTTAGGTGGTCCATATTTTTTTCTATCTGCCGCTGTTCTTGCTTTCACTCTATCATTAGCGTCTTTACGCATCTGTTTAAAGTTAACAGACCCCGGCTTGATACGCCCCGGAAATCTCACATTAGCATAACTCTCATTCATTCTCTTAAGAACTGCTTTAATCTGGGGGTGATCAGATAAACCCTTTTTGATTTTCTCTATCGCTTTGGATGCACCTGTCATATTATTAGCATACTTCTTATCGGATGCTATGCCTATACCCATCTTAACTTCTTTATCATTATACCTTGCTGAGAAATGAGTTCTGACTGTACTACGAGATACTTCGTCAAGATCTTCTTTATACATATTCAATTCATATTTACTACCAGTGTTGTAAACTTGAACTTGAATAGAACCCTTATCACCTTTGAGACGATATGTATTTGTCTTACCATTAGATGGCTTACGTGGACCAGATGCAACCTTATCATCAATTTCGCTGGACTTCACTGTAATACCATAGTTCTTTTTGGCAGAAGCATATGCGTGTTGCATAGCACCAGAGAAGTCTTTGTGGTAAATCTCGTAAGAAGATTTGGCTTCATCAAGGTCAGTTCCTTCCATTGCCTTCCTTTTGACTAAGGCATGGAATGCATCATCTGCTTTTATTCGATTTCCAATCTTTTGTTTAATCGCCTTATGCTCTGGACCACCATCCATTTGTTTGTATAGTTTATCAAACTTATTCTTTTGGGCAGAAGTCATCTCATCAAGTTCTTCATTCTTCTTACCATGATCCATAACCTTTTTACCTAGTGGTGTAAGGTTACCTTTTTTGTCATACATCTGAGCCATTAACTTTTTCTCAGCCGCTGTAAGGTATTCGTTAACAGGGTGCTCACTAGTAGCACCATATTCTACACCAGCATTAAGACGTTTACGCATAGCGGCTAGATCAGCACGAGTTTTTTCTTTACTTTTACCCATGGCTTTTTGAATGCCCTGTGTGCCAGTAGACTTTGCTACTTTTTTGGTAAGATCTTTGATGCTAATCTCATCAACATTACCTTTTCTCATCTCTTCGAATGTTTTTGACATTATGCTAGATCCTTGTCGTGGTTGAGGTTACCCTTTTTCTTCTTTGCTATAAATGCATTCACTCTTGCGTGGCCCCACTGTTGCGGAGTAGTGCCCGGCCTATGGCCTGTCTTCCATGCGGCAACTCCACGATTATAAACTTTCTTTAGAGTTCCTACAGATATTCCAGATGCAGATGATTTATCGGCAAAGCTACCTTCTAAAACAATATAGTTTTTAAAGTCGATCATGGGTTAATACCTTTATTTTTACGGAGCATTCTTGCTCTTCTTGCTTTATCTAATATTCTATCATGACGTACTGCTTTAGCATCATCACTTCTTTTCTCTATATCTTTTTCACGATCAATACGCTTACGTGCCATTTGAACAGCATCTTCATCCATCATTTTGTTTACTACTTTAGTATATTTAGAGGGTTTAGTTTTTGCTGTTTTATCACCGGGTGCTGGTTTGTAAGCAGAGGAATCATTATCTGCCTTCTTACCATGCTTCTTAAAGTGTCTATCACGTGCAACCTTAGTGGCTGTCTTAAGACCTGAGTGATATCTCTTAGGCTGAGTGCCTTCTCTATCTTTAATGTCAGGATCTTGTGTAGACTTTTCTTTCATAGGATCTTGTTTAAGATAAGTTTTTCTAGAAATCTTTGGACCACCATACTCAGAAACACAGTTGGGAACCATCTTACCACCTTTTGGTTTCATACCAACTTGCTTGTAACCATCCCAACACGCTTCGTCTTGTCCGGGGGTCATTTTCTTAGCCTTTGCTGTGGACTCAGGTGTGCCATAATCAGGCACAATCTTTTCTACAGCCTCAAGCCATTGTCTGGTCTTACCTTCACTGGTCTCAACTATGACATAGTTTGATCCCAACACAGATATTCTACCAACCATATCAGTCTTTTTGATAACTACCTCTTCACCTTCAGTAAACAAACTACCGCTAACAAAAGCTTCTCTTGTTTCTGATACTGAATTGAGTTGTACGTGTCTCTTAAACTCGTTCTGTTCTTTCAATCCCATACCCTTACGTACGGCATTAAACAGTTCCTTCGCATCCTTATTAGATACATTCTTAGGAAGACCTTGAGCGAATGTAGTAAAGTCGTTCTCTTTAGCCGCATTGCGTTGCTTAGTAGCAGAAACACCCTCAACACCTTTGGCATTGGGGTCTCTACCGCCCACACTTACAAACTTCATAGACTTGAAGTTATAAAATCCATGACGTGCTTCTTTACCATTATATCTATTTAAAAGTATTTCGTATTCTCTGGTGCGATCAGCATCTGCCATCATCACAACACTTTTATAACCTTCGTTATAAAGTTTAACTGCCGCATCTATAGGAGTCTTTACACTAGTATCCATCATGACAGATCTGGCGTGTTTCGGAAACATTTTCCTAACAAACTTAATCTTGTCTTTATATCCTAATGGATTTTTCTTTGTATCGTTTGACTGTGATACAAATATCTTATATGCATTCTTACCAGCCGCTTTAGATACTTTATCTAAAAGCATACCATGACCCATCGTGGGTGGATTGAATCTACCCATTGTAAAAAATGCTGTCTTTTCTTCTTCAACTAGAAATTGACTAAATCTATTTATCATACTAACCACGTTTTCTTGCTAACTCTGCTTTGCGAATCTTCGGCATAAGTTTTTTAGCGAGTCTGCCAACCTTACCCGACATCTTATCTAGTCGCTTTTCTATCTCCGCTTTTCTAGAAGGAGTTAGTTCTGCCTTAGATATGCCTTTAGTCAGTTTTTTAGTGATTGCATTACGTGCGGCTCTACGTGATCTTTTTTCAAGTTTACCTTTATCGGCAACTTTCATAGAAGCTTTCTTACGGCCCATCTTTAAACGTGCCGCAAACTTTTTCATTTGTAGACCTTTTTTACGTCTCGCCGCCATGCTCAACGCTTCATCTGTAGGCTCTACATCTTCTTTTCTTTTCTTAGCATTCAATGCTAGTTGTGGATCACCCGTTTGTGTGTAGTCCACATTTATATAATCTCTAAAGTTTAATTTCTTCGCCATCTACTTTACTTTCTGGTTTATCCCATCCCTTTAAAATATTCGGTGAAAAGTTATTGTATGAAAACTCCATACGATCAACTAATTTCACTGCGTCACCACCTAGTGTATCTATAGCCACGTAACCTTCTGCTTTTGTGGCCTTGTAACCACAGTCAGTCTTAACGAAAGTTTTAACTTCACTCACAATATCAAGAGTATTTATAACTTTTATTTTGGCTGAAACTAAGTGTTTTTGCAAATCGAATATCTTTTTTAGGTCTGATTTAGTATCATTAGTAAAGAAAGATAGTATATCATCTAATAGTTCTTGCTGAACAAGCTTGCCTTTAGATGTTTTCCTCTTATCGATCTCTGTTTGAAACCGTGAAGAGATCCAACCAATGAAGCCTGATACATGACTTGCTGTATCTTCAATGGCTTCACCCTTCCTAACAAAAGTATTATTGAATTGCTCAATGAACCTTGGTAGGGTCTCGTGGGATTGGATGTTGTTGAGTGTATCACTAGATATTTTGTTGAAGAGTTTACCACACTCAGATAAGTCTTCAGAAACCTTTACAATGTTATCATTAGTAACGCTGTCATTAATGTCCATCATAGAACTAATATAGAACACATCGTCACTCTTATGAAACCCATCTAAGTCTACACCAAAGGTTGCTTCCATGGTTTCAAAGGAGTTGCCTTCATAGGAAGTGTGCCATACGATGCCAATCTTGGCTGAAGTAATGGCCTTTGCTGTATCTGAACTAGCAGGGACACCATACACAATAGTGTTAGGGTGGAAAGTAACATAATCATTTCCTTCAATGGTTTGCTGTTTTAGATCATCAGCACTGAACAGGAAGTCACCTTGGACAACACCTGTGATACCTAGAGAAGGTAAGTGCTTAAGAGCAAGCTTAAGTTTAACAGCTAGGTCACCACTAGTATCGGCATCCACATCTGCATCTGACTTGTAAACTTTAGGGATCTTGTTGAAGATACTCTTCTTTGCTACAAAGAAAGCCCCATCACTAGGGTCAATACCAGCAAAGATAGAAGGAGCACCATCCCACTTAACAGAGACAGACCCACTTTGGTCGCTCCTTAATAAGTTCTTTAGTTCACGTACGGCAACGATGGCCTGACGAGTCCCGTCAACACCACCGTATAGTACCTTATCTTCAAGGTGAGTCATATGTGTATTCTTTGTCATACTTATGTTATACCCTGATTCGCTATAAATGTCAAGTCATAATCGCCTAATATATGCTTTTTTTCCTTTGCATTCTGCTTTGAATTGATACTTATCAAAGCCACTATCAACAAGATCTTTATTCATATTCTGGACCATCTTATCCAGATCTTTAAAATCTTTTTGAGTTTCTATAAATCCTAATAGGTCGGGTTCGCTATTGTCTTTTACTAAGATCACCAATCCATCCAATCATATTCACTATTTTTACGTTCTTCCTTGGCCTTACGCAATAGCCACTCGTGGTATAGTTCATGTGGCTGTTCGTGGTAGAGTTCATGTTGAACCCCACCACTATCCTCACTATCCTTATGAAGCTGTTGCATATTCTACAGCCTTATTTACTGCTTTGATCTTACGAGCCTGATTAATACCAAACCATGCTGACTGCATACGTGAGTCTGCGTTACGTCCCATCTTGTGATCAGTCAAGTAGGTCACTGAGTTAAGTGCTTGCCACCAAGTGCCTTCACCAAAGTTAGCCCCCGGCTGTGTATCCAACACTGCGTAAGCATCTTGTGCGTTCTTTGACAAGTCTTCTACAGTGCTAGGTGCTTCAGAAGTCTTGTGAGTGTATGGAAACACTTCAGAATAATAGCTGATCAAAGCATCTACTGAGAACTTTTTAGTTGATAGGAACTTAGCCATATCTTTATACTGAGCAAACTTCTCAGAAGCCATACCCATTTGCTCTTTAACCATATCGGCATTGAACTTGGTGCGGTGGTTTAACTTTACAAAGTTAGATGAACGAGTGTTCAAAGAAAATGTAAGTGTATTGTTACATACGACCCGAATAGGTGTAAACCGAATATCGATAGCCTTACCATACTCATGTGGATTGCTGAACAACAAATAAGAGTCTACCTGATCTTCACCAAGGATAGAGAATGATTCATTGACTTTTGCCAGAGCAAATACATTCCTACCACCCTTTAAAGACCCAGCGGTATTCATTTCCATGTCACCAGCAAGAACATACTCTGAAAAGAACTCAAATGCTTCTGTGTTCTGAACAGGGTTCCATGCTCCACCAACGTTGGTAAGCACCTTGTTATCTGATGAGCGGATCAAAGACTTCTGACCCGTAGGGATCTTATCACCATTGAAGTCTACATAAGACTCAACCTCATGGACTGTCCAATCTAGACCAGCCTTCGTTTGCATTTGAGCGGGTGATAGTTCATTAGATACCTGAGTACCCAAGCCATGCCAAGGGGTTTCCCCAGCATAAGCCATCTGCGCTACACCTTCTACAATTTCTACTTCATGTGCCATAATATATCTCCTTAAGCAACTTGACTACAAGCGTAGCCATCTTCATTTATCTGCGCCTCAAAAGCCGCAACTTGAGCTTCCTTACGCTCTATCAAATTTTCAAGCGTATATACTGCCATACGCTTTTCATCTGAAGCACCTTCTTTTAATGCCATCAAAACATTTTCGATTAACTCAATGTCTTTTATAATATCGATCAAGTGATTCTCCTTTGTTACCACTTATATTAACACTTATTTAACTTGATGTCAAGCGGCAATCTTTTCCCTTGCCGCCGCTAATCGCTGATAGCCAACAAGCCAATCCTCAGGTTGTTGAACTTTCTGGCTGATAGACATTTTTAAACCTTGCTCCTTAAAACATTTCTTAAGAAACTTAGCGGCACTTGCCCCTATGAACCGACTAGTCAAACGAACTATACACTGTCGAAAGGATACATCGTGGTGCATATGACCAGCAACGTGAGCCATCTCATGAAGTAGTGTATAAGCATCCATGCCATTCATAGCGCATAGATCAATGTGTCCACGCCAAGCCCTACCAGCGGTTCTACCTCTAAAGGGCCGCACGTGAAGAGTTGGAACTTTATGATCTTGTCCACCACATAGTTCTAACCATAACTTGGAATTTATAATACGCTTCATATATTTCTGAGCTTCTTTGGCATTGTCAAAATCTACAATATCGTATTTAAACTTTGATTGGAACTTCCACTCTGCCTTGTAAGTCTTAGACTTACCACTGTCGGTAAAAGCTGTACGCCCTGTTTTAAAGACACGACTTTTACAGTTGATGTATTTTAAATATTTGTTAATAAGATTATCACTCCAATCTTTGGATTTTAAATCTCTTATAACATCACCTTGGTTTATGTGAGATAGATCTATCATACAGATTCCTTATAGGTTACAACTTCTAGAAGTTCCTTGAGAAGGGCTTTACCATAGTCGGTAAACAATACACCTTGGTCCCAGACCCAATGCTCAACGTCCTGTGAATGCCAGAAAGTTTCGTTCTGAGTCATCCAACGTAGTGCCACGGATCTATCTTCAGCACCCAAGTTAACAACACCTTGGATAGCAGTCTCAAGATTTTCTATAGCCTTGAATTCGGCTATACGTTCTGCTTTTTGATTTTCTTTTAATGTGAGACCAAGCTCATCCCAAATGGATTGCTTTTCTTCATCACATTCTGCGTAGAAACGATGGTCTCTAGGACGGTATCCATAAACATCTTTATGGAAGTCTGAAAACAAATCGTTTGAAAATGTAAAACTCATATCGAATCACCTCATGCTATACTATTATTCTAGCATGAGTTTAACTTAATGTCAAGAGGAATTTTAAATAAGTTTATTTCTTTTTGCGAGACTTCAATATGTCTGCCATCACAACGCTTGCGGTTGTGGGGAATAGACTTGGTGCTACACTATGAACCAGAAGCACTGGAACTAACATCTGTAACTTAGCGGCTATCTTTAGAGCTTCAGCCATATGCTTTAGAGGTGTTTCGTTGGCATTATTTAAATGCTCTTTACATTTTGCGCTAAACATTAGTCTTCCTTTATAAAATATTTTTTAATACATGGGATGTGAATGGCTGTTTTACAATATACCTCACCATCTTTTTGAAATGCTCCCCATAGTATAGGAACACCAACCATAAGAAATGCGATAAGCGCAAACGACAATGCTAAATGAGACCAATGCACCATCATTCCAATTCCTTTATTCTTGCTTCAAGTTCATCTATCTTCTTAGTCACGTGCGGATACTTTTTGCGCCATGCGTCCTCTGGTTGCTGTAACCATGTCCAACCATAACGTTCTACTAAAAAGTCCACACATCTATCGACCTGAGCATATGCCCATAGACCCATACGTGTAGTGCTTAAGTATGCCAAACATACTGCACCAAGGATACTACCAGCAATGCTAGTATAGATCCATGCTGTATCTGAGAATAAAGATTCCATTATTTTTTAGCACCATTTCCTTTTTCAGCCGCTTCGACTTTACGTTCTTTTATCACCTTCAATACAGCAGTCCTCACTTCTTGTGAAGTCTGTATAGGCGGCACTGCGTAGTAAATGGACCTAGAAGAATCTATCATTGCTTTTCTACATCTGCTAAATCTATTGATACACATACGACTGATGTAGTAGTATCTGCGACTAAGACTTCTGCCCTTTGTCTATATTGCTCACACATTGTTCTGTTTGCAAAAGTGTCTAACTGATAATGCTCAACAGGCATTCCAGCAGAAATCTTTAACCAAATTAATACCCAAGCCATATAAAGATCCTTCTATACTCCGTTATCCGATATTGGTAACCAACTAGTACATTTAGCAAAAGCAACCTCATGACCATTAGTTGTCTCAGGATATCTTGAAAAATATAGAACCTTTAGATTAATAGATGCCCAACACATCTCTTCTGTTCTATACTTAGCTTTGCCATATGCAACACTACAAGTTTTAAAGGATCTTTCAACATCCATTAAACACATCATTATAGCGGCTGTAAACATAATATTCTCCTATCTGCTTTATTTATATATTTTATCCATACATACAACCAACAATATGAACTCTAGAGTTCTTCGAAGCATTAACTGCCGTATGACGTAAGGTTGTATTTGTTAGGTATACTTTTCCAACTTCAAGTGTATAATTATTATTCTCTATCACCATGAAGCAATCATCATTTGTGATAAGTGGTATGTGTATTCGTTTAGTCATGTCTTGATGTAATGTTAAACACGTTTTCGGATCACTCTGCATAATCCTAGTGCGTAACATTCCATACTTTTCCATCAATCTATTTATGACAGGTAGTTCGAATAAAGGATATTTGAAGTATGTCTCAGGGTATTGTAGTTTATCTACTCTACCAATGGAAGATCCCCATTCTTTCAATGGATCTAAGTCTGGCTTGTGTCCTTGGATACCCACCTGACCTATGTTAGCCCACCCCTTATTCAACATCACTTTAACTGTATTGGCTTCTTCTAAAACTTTTAGGTGGTCAATCTCTTCTAATACTTCTATATGCATAATATTCCCTAAAGTAAATGGGGGCTAACCATGGCCCCCTACGCACCTATTTAGCGGTGAACCTATCCAAAATATATTTTAGCTTAGAATGCGAATGACATACCAATAGTTGTGTCACCGAAATCTAGATCTCCGTCAGAAGAAATTTTGCCAAAAAGAGACAGACCATCAAAACCTAATGGGTAAGTTCCTTTTACGTCTACACCTTGGAACACATCTACAGTTGAGCTACCATCAAAACCTAATAGGTCGAAGTTGGATGTCACTGATGTGCCAATTCCCCAAATGTTTGTGCTTACTTTTGGCATTACTTTTAATGCCCAGATGCCTGAGTCAACGTTCATTGAAGTTTCAACTTCTCCACCAAAGTCTAGTCCCATGCTGGAAGAACCTTCGGCTGAAGCTTGGTTTGCAACTAGAAGTGCTGTTGCTGTTGCGATTACTGCGAGTTTCATTTATTTTCCTAATATGAAGTTTAAGTTAAGTGTCACTTTTCTGTTGCTAGGTAAGTGACCAACCCCCTTTGTTAGGCCGCTATTGCGGTGTAACCAGATGGTGCAAAGTTATTGTTTGCGTTTAGTAGTTTGACTTATAACGAGGTCAATCGGTAAACTCCACTTCACTATCACACCTGTCGATCCTAGTTCTGGCCCATCAAAGATACACTATGAATAGGGTGTAACTATGGTGGACCAGTTGGGTACTGCCCCCAAGTCCAGTATGTGTTCACGTTGCTTCAACGTTTACAAATATACTTATATCACAAAGGGGGAGTTTTGTCCACCCCCCTTTCGCTAAATTTTATATTGTGACAAATATACTACGCTAGAACTTTCCAAGATACCTTGCAATATGTCCAACAAATGGTAGTAGGGCTACAGCCATTAATAGGTTCATACCCGTATGTGCTACAGCAATTCTTAAAGTATCGCCTTTTGGCATACCATCAGATACTAATATTCCAGCCAACCAAATAGTTCCAGTTGTGCCAATGTTAGCACCAAGCACTGCCGCAATAGCCGCTGGTAATGGTACGGCTCCTGATGCAACTAATGCTATAATAGCAGTTGTTGATAATGAAGAAGACTGCCATAGCAGAGTCATCACTATACCGCCAACAAACATATAATATACGTTGCTGGTAAAATATGACAAGTGCTCCATGTTACCCATAGATTTCATGCCACCTGAGAATGTTTTCAAGCCAATGTAGAATATGACCAATCCTACAAGTGCTGTAATAGCAGGGTTACCCATATCCATTTTTTTTACTTTCTTTGTTAGTTTCTGAATAGTAGTTTTTGCCACAACTCATTTCTCCTAAAATAATTAATAACTTTGGGCTAGACGCCACATTAAATATTCTTTACTCTCTATTGGTTCGTATTTATCCTTTGCTTCTATTAGATTGCTTACTATAGTTCCGGGGGTTGGGTCTACAAAGTGTGGCATAGAATATCTGTTTAGATGCATATGACTATTCACCACTCTATGCTTTGTGCTTTTAAAATAATCGTTGGTCCAACGTTGTAGTAAATCACCAATATTTACAACAACACCATCTTCAGCATAAGGAACTGGATGCCAATTACCTTTAAGATCTTGAACTTGTAATCCCGGAACGTCATTAATCTGCCAAAGAAGCGTGATAGTTCCATAGTCGCTATGCTCTCCGATTCTTAATTGTCGCTCTTCAAATTCCTTTTCTAATTCAAAAACTGATGGATAATGAATGACTCTGGTAGTGTTATATGGTTTTATATGAGCATCGACAAGAGTATTGCCAGTGCCAAGTATATCGTCAAACATTCCTAAAATACGTAATGTCAATTTATCAGCAATGTCTATACTCTGAAGAGCACTTGCTTTAAAGTTTGGAAGATCTTTAGGCCAAAGGTGATCCCCCATCCTAGTATTATTATAGTTAAAGCTTTCTTTTAAATCTTTAGGTGCAGTAGGATCTACATTCTCATCACCCACAACACTATACCCTAAGTTGGTATCACCTTCATAGGGGTATTTCTTTTTTGTCTCTAGGTCCAAGTCAAAGAATAGTTTCATTTCATCAAACCAGCAACTCATGTCACTCTGTTCGTTTGAACTCAAACAATTCGTAAAGACCGCAAAGCCCACTGTTGTGTAGGCTCTGCGTATCTGACCGAATGCGTCTTTTGCTTTCAAGTCTATTACTGGTATCATGACGGTGGTGTAGCCGTAATGCCTTCGACATAGAAGTCCATTGTGTCAAGTTGCATACGTGTTGCGACTTCACCAACTTCTAAGAATACTGAACCATCTTGCTTATTGATTGGTCCCGTAAATCCATGTAACGTTCCAGCCGAAATAGCATCCTTTACTATCTGTGCTTCTAATGCTACATTTGCTGGCATATTAGTAAACGGTGCCATTTGAACAGCACCCGTATTCATGTGACCAAAGTAATCACCTGTCTTCCATGTGCCATCTAATACTTGACCAACTTTGTCAATATAGTATGGACCCCAATTATCAATAGTAGCAGTCAACTGTGCTTTAGGAGCAAACTTAAGTTGATCTGATGCCTGACCAAAACCAACCTTACCAGCCTCTTCAGCGGCAATCAGTGGTGCTGGTGAGTCTGTATGCTGTGCTACAACATCACAACCTTGTTCCATCATAGATTTAGCGGCATCACCTTCTTTGGCTGGATCATACCAAGTATAAACCCATACGATACTTAACTCTACATCAGGGTTCATCTTCTTTGCGCCCAAGTAATATGTGTTAATTTCACGCATAACTTCTGGAATTGGGAAGGAAGCAACATAACAAATCTTATTTGTTTTTGTCATCAACCCAGCAATGATACCTTGAACGTGGCGTGATTGGTATAACTTCAATCCATAGTTC